GGCCAAGCCCAGCCGCAAGTACGCGGTGAGCCGGTCAAGCAAGAAGCCCATGGGGATGAACTTGCGCGCCGTATCTGAAGCCCTGATTGCCGAAGGCCTGGACCCGGCCATCGAGATGATCAAGATCCTGAAGAAAGAGATCCCGGTCCTTGACTCAAACGGCAAGCCCAAGATCGACCCAAAGACCAAGAAGCCTTTGATGGTCCCGGCTCTTGACGACGACACCAAGCTGCGCACGCTCAACGAGCTGCTGCAGTACACGCAGCCCAAGCTCAAGAGCGTGGAGATGAAAGTCTCCGGCAACCTGGAGCTGACCAACGAGCAACTCGATGACCGCCTGGTCTCCCTGCTTGCGAAGGCGGCCAAGCGATGAAACTCGACGACCTGGATTTGTCCAAGATCGACCTCAGCCTGCTGAACCAGGAAGAGAAGATCCAGGTCTATGAGCTCATGCGCATCAAGGACATCAGGGCCAAGCGCAATCGCTTGGCTGCTTATGCGCCTTACGCAAAGCAGGTGGCCTTCCATGACGCCGGCGCGTCGTTCCGTGAGCGCTTGTTCATGGCGGGCAACCAGCTTGGCAAGACGTGGGCCGGCGCATTCGAGGTCGCCATGCACGTCACCGGCCGATACCCGCCCAACTGGCAGGGCAAGCGATACCCGCATGCCACGCGCTGGATGGTCGGATCGGAATCGTCCGAATTGACACGCAAGGGCATTCAGCGTTTGCTGCTTGGCCCGCCTGAGATGCGAGAGGAGTGGGGCACTGGCGCCATCCCTTACGACTGCATCAAGGACACCAGCATGAAGCAGGGCGTGCCCGACGCGGTGTCCAGCATTGTGGTCAAGCACATCAGCGGCGAGAACTCGGTAATCCAGTTCAACAGCTACGACCAGGGCCGCACCAAGTGGCAGGCCGACACGGTCGACGGTGTGTGGTTCGACGAAGAGCCGCCACTGCCCATCTACTCTGAAGGTCTGACCCGCACCAACGCAACGGGCGGTCAGGTCTTCGTGACGTTCACGCCACTGCTCGGCATGTCCGAAGTGGTCAAGCGGTTCTTGCTGGAAAAGCCAGCTGGCTCGAACGTCACCAACATGACCATCAGCGACGCTGAGCACTACACGCCTGAGCAGGCTGCAGCGATCATCGCCAGCTACCCGGAGCACGAACGCGATGCCAGGGCCAAAGGCATTCCGATCCTGGGCTCAGGACGCGTGTTTCCGATTGTCGAAGAGGCAATCAAGTGCCGCAGCTTTCCGATCCCGCCTCACTGGCCGCGCATCCTTGGCCTGGACTTTGGCATCGACCACCCGACGGCCGTGGCCTGGTTGGCATGGGACCGAGACAGCGACACGATTTACGTGACCGATTGCTACCGTCAGAAGAACGCCAGCATCGCGATTCACGCTGCGGCGATCCGGGCGCGCGGCGACTGGGTGCCGGTGGCCTGGCCACATGACGGCCTGCAGCGCGACAAGGGATCCGGCGAACAGCTGGCCAAGCAGTACAAAGACCAGGGCCTGGCCATGCTGCCAGACCGGGCGACGTTCGACGACGGCAGCAACGGCCTGGAGGCCGGTGTGTCTGAGATGCTGACCCGCATGCAGACCATGCGCTTGAAAGTCTTTTCGCACCTTGAGGATTGGTTCGAGGAGTTCCGGCTCTACCACCGCAAGGACGGCTTGATCGTGGATCGCAACGACGACCTGTTGGCTGCCACGCGATACGGCATGATGATGAAGCGCAAGGCCAAGACACAGGACGAGGCCGAGGTCCGCATCAGGGGCAACCGCATGCCATCGGTTCCGGCGTTTGGCGTCTTTGATGAAACGATCGGATATTGACATGGCCCAGCCCAACGAAATGACTTTGGCCAACATGGCGCAATTGGCCAAGGCCAATTCAACCAACCAAGATCCGCAGCTGCAGGGCTCGACGCCAGGGTTGCAAGCACCCGGCCTGCCGTTGAAGGGCGCCATCGGTGCTACGCCGACCAATGCCGGGCCGACAGCTGCGGGGCCCGCCGCCACACCAACGCCCAACCCTGGGATAATCGCTGGCCAGATGCTGGCCGGCAGACGCGGATAATTCAGGAACAAACATGCAACCACAAGCTCAACAAATCGACGTAGAAATCGAGGTCATGGACCCCGAGATGGAAAAGCAGAAGATGGAAGAGCGTCTTCAGGCTTTTGGCCACAGCATGTCGCAGCAACGTGATGAGTGGGTGCGCAGCCGTTACAGCTTCGGCGTCGACAAGCGCTGGCTTGAGGATGAGGACCAGTACAACGCCAAGGACAACGTCAACAAGGCGGCCAGCCAGATGATGACCAGCGTGGAGCAGGGCTACCCGGTGACCACGCAAAACGCCAAGCCTCACCGATCCACGGTGTTCATTGGCTTGACCCGTCAAAAGTCGAACGCGGCCGAGGCCCGCGTGGCCGACATTTTGTTGCCAACCGACGACCGCAACTGGGGCATTCAGCCAACGCCTAAGCCAAAGCTCATGACCATGGGCCGCGACACGCAAATGGCGGGCGACAAAGACACCGGCGAACCATTGCTGCACCCTGAAACCCAGCAGCCTTTGCGCATGCGCGACATCGCCAGGGCGGCGATGCAGGTGGCCCGCGACAAAGCCAAGGCCATGCAGACTGAGATCGAAGACCAGCTGAACGAGTGCGACTACAACGGTGAGATGCGCAAGGTCATTCACAACGCCACCGTGCTGGGCACCGGTGTGATCAAAGGCCCGATCGTTACCAACCGCACGCGCAAAGCCTGGCAGCCGTACAAGGACATGGAAGGCAACTTGGTTCACCAAATGGAGATTCTCCAAGAGGTCAGCCCGGCGTCATTCAGCGTTGACCCGCGCAACGTCTGGCCAGATCCGGGTTGCGGCGATAGCATCCACCACGGCAAAGGCATTTACGAGCGCGAGCAGATGACATCCCGCCAAGTGCGCGAGCTGGCCAAACAACCAGGATTTATGAAGGATCAGCTGCGCAAGGTGCTGGAGGAGGGGCCACGCAAATCGGCCACGTTCCAAGAACTCAAGGACGACGATCAGCGTGACATCGCCCGCGACACATACGAGATGTGGACCTACTGGGGCGAGGTCGATCACGACGACTTGGAATCGGCCGGCATAAAGGTTGGTGAGAAGGACGAGCTGCGCAGCGTGAGCGCATGCGTCGTGATGATCAACAACACGGTCGTCAAGACTTTCATGAATCCGCTTGAGGGCGGCGAGCTGCCATACGACTTCTACGTTTGGGAGAAGGTCTCCAATAGCGTGTGGGGTTACGGCATCCCGTACCTGATGCGCGCCCAACAGCGAGTGCTGAACGCAGCCTGGCGCCAGATGATGGACAACGCGGGCGTGAGCTCAGGCCCTCAGATCATCATCAAAGCCGGTGCAATCCAGCCAGCCGACAAGCAATGGCAGCTGTCCAGCCGCAAGATCTGGTTTGCCACCGACGAGGTGGACGACGTGCGCAAAGCCTTTACGGCGGTCGAGTTCAACAGCTACCAGGCCGAGTTGGCCGCCATCATCAAGATGGCCATGGAATTGGCAGACCAAGAAACCGGCGTGCCAACGATCATGCAAGGCGAAAAGGGAGCAGCGCCAGACACCGTCGGCGGCATGCAGATGCTGATGAACAGCGCCAACGTTGTGCTGCGCCGCTTGGTCAAGCAGTTTGATGACATGATCACGCGCCCGCACATCCGTCGCTATTACGACTACAACATGATGTACAACGAAGACGAAGAAGTGAAGGGCGATTTCAACATCGACGCCCGTGGCTCTTCAGCCTTGTTGGTGCGCGACATCCAAAACCAGGCATTCTTGAACCTATTGGCCGCCGGCGCCAACCCCGTGTATGGGGCCTACCTCGACACGCAAAAGCTGTTTGAGAAAGCGCTTCAGGCCCAGCACATTGACCCGACCGAAGTGCTGAAGTCCGAAGACGAGCTGGAGAAAATCAAAGAGCAGCAAGCAGCTGCTGCCGCGAACCCGCAGCAAGCCGCGCCGGACCCACGCATTCAGGCAGCGCAGATCCGGGCCCAGGCCGATCAGGCCAAAGCACAGGCCCAGAATCAAGGCGACATGGCCGAGTTGCAGACCCGTCAGCAAATCGCCCAGCTCAATCACGACGCGTCTATGGTCGAGCTTCAGATGAATCGAGAAATCGAAATGTTGAAGCTGGCCAACACCCAGCACCTAAGCCTAGAGCAGATCAAAGCCAAGTTGGCTGACACTGCTCTTCGTGAGCGCGGCAAAAAAGAACTTTTTGCAGCGGAAGAAAACCTTAAACTCTCCACGGGCTCAGGCATCTGACCCAAAATCCTGAAAGGAAAATGATCCATGGCAACCATTACATGCGCGATTACACAAAGCGGCGGAGCGGATAGCATCCAGCTTGGCACTTGGACCCCTTTGGCCAACGGCGACAGCGGCTCGCCCTTCCAACGACCTGATTGGGCTGACCGCACCATCCAGATCTTTGGCACCTTTGGATCGGGCGGCACGGTCTTGATCGAAGGCAGCAACGACGGAACGAACTGGGCCACGTTGAACGACGCCTTTGGCACATCCATGTCGGTGACTTCGGCCAGCATCAAACAGCTGGCAGAAGCCACGTTGTACATGCGTCCCCGGGTTTCAGCTGGAGACGGCACAACAAGCCTGACAGTCATTGCTTGTGCGCGTAAAATTCTTCCACGCGCTTGGTCTGCATAAGGAGCACACATCATGAGTAAATTTTTGAACGCCGCCGACGCTTTGGAGCGCTTGGCCAAACAGCACCAGCTCTACGCTGATGCGGCTGCAGAGCTGACCCAGGTCGGCTCTTTGGTCCAGGCCGCTGCTGAAGCTGAAAAGCAGATCGCAACATCTCAGGCTGAGATCGATGCCATCAAAGCAGACGTGGTGTCTGCACAAGCTGAAGTGGCCACGGCCAAAGCTGCGGCGAAAAGCCTGGTTGAAAAAGCCAAGGCTGATGCAGCCGTGGTTGTGAGCGAGGCCGAAGCCTCAGCAGCTCGCGTCGCCAAGGCGGCAGCTGCGCGGGCCCAAGCTTCTTTGGATGACGCCACAACCGCAGCACAAACCTTAACTGCGCGCGAAGCCGAAGCTGCCAAGAAGTTTAAAGCTGAAGCGGCCGAGGCCGTGGCCGTGACGGCAGCTGCGCAAAGCGATCTCGCGGTTACGCAACGCGAGCTTGCATCTGCACAAAAACAGCTTGAAGACATCCGCGCTAAAGTCCGCAATTTGATTGGGTAACCCATGGCCGTAGTTATAACCCACACCAAGGTCAGCGCAATTGCTGACGACCCGGTAGCAGACGCCGCAGGCGAAGTGCTTCCGTCTCACTGGAATGCAAGCCATTCGCTGTCTGGTGTGGGGACTATGGCGGAACAAAACGCCAATGCCGTGGCCATTACGGGTGGGGCTGAATCCGGGGTAACGCATTCAGGCGATACCATCGGTACGTATCTTGACCACACCGCTGTCGCGGCGCCAAGTTATGTTGAAGGGCGTACATGGTATGACTCCACAGCCCATGCACTGGCTTATTACAACGATTCTGCAACTGCAACGGTGCACATTGGCCAAGACTTGCAGTTCAAGGTCATCAACAATACAGGCTCCAGCATTGCAAACGGCGCGCCTGTTTACATCACGAGCACCTCAAGCGGTCAAACGTACCCAAACATTGCCTTAGCCAAAGCGGATGCTGCCGGCACTGCAAACGTAGCTGGTTTGACAAATGGTTCAATTGCAAGCGGCGCAATTGGATATGTGACCGCGCAAGGCGTCATTGACAACGTAAACACTGGAGCTTTTACGGTCGGACAAGTGCTGTATCTCAGCCCGTATTCTGCGGGTCAATTGATGAACACTGTACCGCCCACAGGCATCGCAGTTCAAGTTGGAATAGTTTCCTACGTCAACAGTTCTACTGGCAAAATCTATGTTAAACAAACCACGCCGTTGGCCGTTTCTGCATCAATTTTGACAGGCCAAGTTGCAATTGCAAACGGCGGCACCGGGGCGTCTACTGCATCTGGCGCAAGAACAAACCTTGGTTTGGGAACTATTGCAATTCAAGACTCTACCTCTGTTGCAATTACAGGCGGCTCAATTGACGGTACAACCGTTGGCGCAACCACGGCATCCACAGGCGCATTCACCACACTTAGCGCATCATCTACGGTCAGCGGCACGGGATTTAGCACATACCTTGCAAGCCCACCAGCTATTGGCGGTACTGCTGCGGCGGCTGGTACGTTTACTACGCTGACGGCTATTGGTCAAACATCTTTGGGTGGTGCTGCTGGTGCTGAAGGGTTGCGTGTTTTAAATACTGCATCTTCTACTGCATGGGCACAAATTACTGGTTCTACTGTAAGCAGTTTTATAGGTGCAATTGAAATTGCTTCTGCATCAACAGTGCCATCTAGCGATGGCATTGGCATTAATTATGTTGCCCAACAATTAGCACCTCACACTTTTAAAACTGGTGCGTCAAAATTAACTCAGTTTGTTGTTTCACCAACATCGTCTGTTGTTAACTATGTACAAGTAACTGGTGGCGCTACTGGTACTCGCCCCGCTATTTCAGCGCAAGGCAGTGACGGTAACGTAGGATTAACATACAACGCCAAAGGTTCAGCAAACCATTTCTTTCAGACGAGCGGTTTAAATTCTTTTGCAATTTCAAACATTGCAAGTCAAGTAAATTACTTTCAAGTAGCACCTTCTGTTGCTGGTCAAGGCTTAGTAATGTCAAGCCAAGGCACAGACACAAACATTTCTCAAGTATTCCAATCAAAAGGCACAGGAGCTATTGATCTATCAGCTGGCTCTAGCGGCGTGAACATCAGTAACGGTGGTACTGTTACTGCGTTGACTGTTACAAACCAAGGCGCTTCATATAACCCTTCAGGCCCAACTGTTTCAATTTCTGCGCCAACAACTGCTGGAGGCGTTCAAGCTATTGCGACAGTTGCGACCATGAACACAAGCGTAACTCCAACCGTTATATCTGGAGGTACTGGATACACAAACGGAGACACGTTAACTATTGCTGGGACAAGCGCAACATTGACTGTTACTGGTGTTTCTGGAGGTGTAATTACTTCCGCTGCATCTGGTAACTTTGTTGCAGTTCCTCTTGCTTCTATTCCAACAAACCCCGCATCTGTAACAGGCGGCACAGGTTCTGGAGCTACTTTTACACTTTTATGGAAACCCGTTACGCTAACTATTGGCACGGCTGGTTCAGGCTACGTTGAACAACCCACAGTAACCTTTAGTGGTGGCGGCGGTTCTGGTGCTGCCGCTTATGCTACGGTGGGGTCGGGGACGACTGTTAAGAGCATTGGCTCTACGATGTCGTTTGCTGTTCCATCGGGCAACGTACTTCAATTGCAAGATAACGGCTCGGCAGTACCAAACTATTTAACGATCAAAGCGGCGGGAACTTCACAATTATTTCCAAACACAACTAATAGCGATTTGCTTTTGTCTGGTAACGGAACTGGAGGCATACGTTTAAACACAAACAGTACTGCACAGCAACAAATGGCTGTCACCCACACAGCCTCTGCTGTTAACTATGTAAACGTAACGGGTGCGGCTACTGGCGGCGCGGTTAGTATCCAATCTCAAGGCAGCGATGGGAACGTACTAATTGCATATGCAACTAAAGGGACTGGCTCTCATAGTTTTTACAGTGGCGGTATTACAAACAGACAAGTTCGTATTGATGGTGCTTCTGCTGCGGTTAACTACCTTGATTTTTATGGCTCTGTTGCCGGACAAGGTGTTGCAATTAAATCAAACGGCTCAGACACAGACATCCCATTAGTCCTTCAACCAAAAGGTGCTGGAGCCATTGACCTTGCAGCAGGTTCGTCAGGGGTGAACATTAGTAACGGTGGTACTGTTACTGCTTTGACTGTTGCTGGAACCGGTGGAGGAGGCTATACAACACTTCCTTCGGTTGCAATCTCAGCGCCAACAACTGCTGGTGGCGTACAGGCCACAGCGTCCATCAATGCAAACTTAGCATCGCCAACTCCAACTGTTGTTTCTGGTGGTACGGGTTACACGGTTGGTGATGTATTAACTATTGTTGGCGGTACTTTTTCTGTTGTTGGTCAGTTAACTGTCGCAACTGTATCTTCTGGTGCTGCTACAAGCGTAACCATTTCCGCATTTGGAACTTATACCGCGCTGCCAACAAACCCTATCAGCGTTACAGGCGGTACAGGCTCAAGTGCTACTTTTAACGTTAATTGGGGTGTTCGTTCTTTAAACATCACCAACGCAGGTAGTGGCTACGTTGAACAACCCACGGTAACCTTCAGTGGAGGTGGTGGCAGTGGTGCGGCTGCTTATGCTACTGTTGGGTCGGGAACAATTGTCAAGAGCATTGGCGCAACTGGAACTCAGTCTCTTGATTTTTATACTCCGTCAAGTACATCTTATGGCGTACCTGCTTTGCGTATTCGAGATACGTTAAACGACAGTTATTCAATGCTTCAAGGAGGTTCTGGTTTTACCTCAATAGTTGCTCAAGGTAACGCAGGTTCTTCAATGAACATTGCCTCAAACGGCTCTGGTTTGTTAACTTTAAACACTAACGGAACAAGCCTTACACGACAACTTGCCGTATCCCACACAGCCTCTGCTGTTAACTATGTACAAGTAACGGGTTCAATTACAAACCAAGGTATTTCTGCTTTACCTGGAATAAGTATTCAAGGATCAGACGCCACAACTTACATGGGTGTAGGTGTTAAAGGCACTGGCGGATACATTGCTTTTTACGGAGCCAACTCAACAAACGCTCATGTATTTAGAATAAACACAACTAATGCTTCTGCTTCTGGTACAGCAAACTTTTTACAAGTTACAGCAGGGGCTTCTGGCTCTGCCCCATCATTGGGTGTTGCTGGCACAGACAGCAACATTGATCTTGCCCTGACACCAAAAAATACAGGTGCTCTGGTTGCCCAAGCCTCTGACGGTGGCACAACTATCAATGCTAGGGGTATTTATGCAGTAGATTTGCAAATGCAACGCGGAAGTGCAAGTAGGGTTGCAAGTGGCGCAAACGCATTTATTGGCGCTGGTTATGACAATGCTGTTTCTGGTGGATATTCTGTTGTTGCGGGTGGTTATTCCAATGCTTCAACTGCTTCACAAGCCGCAGTATTAGGAGGCAAATCAAACATTGCATCAGGGATTTCTTCCGTAATTGCTGGTGGGTTGTCAAACACATCTACTGGCTATTACAACTTTATTGGTGGCGGTTATACAAATAGTGGGACTGCCAATGCCGCAGTAACTACACAATCTGCGACCATGAACGGCACAACAGCCGTGACACTTGCAGCTACAAACGCAAACATTAAAGTCGGTCAGTACATCACGGGCACAAGTATTGCTGGTGATACTTATGTTGCTGCAATTTCTGGCACATCCCTTACTTTAAGCCAAGCCGCAAGCGGTTCATCCACATCCACCCTATCTTTCTACACACCTCACGGAGTAGTAGTAGGCGGTGGTAACAACCAAGCCACAGGCTCTTACAGTTTTATTGGTGGTGGTGGTGATGCTGGTACTGCTGCTAACAGGAACGCGGCTAGTGGTGCGTGGGCTAGTGTGGTTGGCGGTA